TAGTTTGAGTATGACGTTTCAGCAAGTATTTGAACCCTAATGGCTACCCCTGTATCAGAACTACAGAAAATAAATCCTAGTAATATTGTTGAGCTTTTTCAGCTTGAACTTATTACTGCTATTCATGGATCTAATACAAAGTATTATTTTCATAATGGAGTGAATGAAAACAATAACGGTAATTTAGTTTTTAATAATATTGAATATACAAAGATGCCGATAGAAGCTGAAGGTTTTGAATTTAATGGAAAACAATTACCAAGACCAAATTTAACTATATCTAATATTTTAGGAACTTTTACAACAATACTTTTAACTTTACCTCAAGGTTTAGAAGGAGCAAAGGTTACAAGAATTAGAACTCTAGAAAGATATATTGACGATGTAAATTTTCTTGGCGGTCAGATTTTATTAGAAACTGGCAGTAATATTATTCAAGAAAATAATAGTTTAATTAATGAAGAGTCAGGTGATAACCCTCATGGAACACCTGATCCAACAGCAACATTTCCTAATGAAGTTTATTATGTTGATCGTAAAGTTACTGAAAATAGAGATTTAATTACATTTGAATTAAGTGCAAGTTTTGATCTTAATGGAGTAAGACTGCCAAAACGTCAAGTTTTACCAACAGATTTTCCTGGTATCGGTTCGTTTTTTTCATAATGTGGAAAAATAAAGCTCTTGATCACGCAATACAAGAAGATCCTAAAGAATCGTGTGGTTTATTGGTTGTCGTTAAAGGGAAAAAAAAATATATTCCTTGTAAAAATTTGGCTATAAATCCCAAAGATCAATTTATTCTGTGTCCTGATGACTGGGCTAGTGCTGAAGATCAAGGAGAAATTATTGCTGTTGTTCATAGTCATCCTGTAACAAGTCCAAATCCTAGTGAAGCCGATAAAGTTGCGTGTGAAAAATCAAGTTTAAAGTGGTGGATTGTCCAACCTAATTTAAAACAATGGGTAAGTTTTGAGCCTTGTGGTTATAAAGCACCTTTAATTGGTAGACAATGGGTATGGGGTGTTACTGATTGTTGGAGTTTATGTAGAGATTGGTATAAGGAAGAATTAGGAATACAATTAATAGATTGGATTAGACCTAATGATCCAGAAGATTTTATAAAAAACCCAATGTTTGCAAATTGTTTTGCCAAAACAGGATTTAGAGAATTGACACAAGAAGAAGATTTAGAAAAAGGAGATTTATTATTAATGTCTATAAGTAGTAGCGGATTAAATCATATTGGTGTTTACTTAGGAGAACAAACAGTTTTGCATCATTTGCAAAATAGGTTATCAAGTCGTGATCTATTAGATGAATGGTTGCTAAAATGTACAGGTAAGAGGATTCGTTATGTTGCGTAAAATCAAACTATACGGAGAATTAGCAAAGTTCTTAGGTCAAAAAACTTTTGACGCTGAAGTTAGTAGTGCTGCACAGGCGATAAGATTTTTAGTTGTTAATTTTCCGCATTTAGAAAAACATATGGCAGATAGATACTACAAAGTATCTGTTGGTAACTGGGAGTTAACAGAAGAAGAATTAATTTACCCTAACGGACAGGAAGATATAAAAATCATTCCTATTATCGGAGGTGCTGGAGGTCAAGGAGGTTTTGGTAGATTTTTACTGGGAGCAGTAATGATAGGAGTTGGTATAGCATCTGGAGGTGCAGCTTTTACGGCTGGTGGTTTTACAGGAGCGGGATTTTTAGGAGGAACAACAGCAGTTATTGGAAACATAGGTATAGCGTTAGCTTTAGGTGGGATTGCTCAAATGCTTACTCCTGTTGAAACAATTCCAGAACAAGAACAAGATCCCAGACTGTCATTTAATTTTAGTGGAATACAAAATACAAGTCGTGCTGGTGTGGCTGTTCCTGTTATTTATGGTGAGATATTAACAGGATCTATTGCTATATCTGCTGGTATTGAAACTGCACAGGTAGAAGTATGACACAAATTATAGGTTCTGGAGGAGGAAAAGGCGGTGGAGGTGGAGGTGGTACTCCTACTGAAGCTAAAGATAATCTGGATTCTAAACAGTTTGCAAGAGTTTTAGATTTAATCGGAGAGGGAGAGATAAGTGGATTAGTTGATGGAGCTAAATCTATATTTTTAAATAACACACCATTGCAGGGATCTGACGGAAATTTTAATTTTAAAGATGTAAGTTTTGAAACTAGAAATGGTACTTCAAGTCAGACAAGTATTCCAATCACTAAAAATATTGCACAAACTAAACCTACTGGTTTTTCTAATGTTCCTCAAGCAACACCAAAAGTCATACAAATAACAGATTCAGATGTAGATGCTGTTTCACTTACAATTACTGTTCCTGCTTTACAAAGATTTACTGATGAAGGAGATATTTTTGGTACTGAAATTCAACTAGAAATTGCTGTTCAATATTCTGGAGGTTCATATACTAATGTAGTTTTTGGTAACGCAGGGAAAATTACAGGTAGAACACCCGATACTTACCAAAGAGATTACTTAATAAATTTAGCTGGTGCATTTCCTGTCAATATAAAAGTTACTAGAATTACTCCTGATAGCAGTTCTAGTAAGCTAGCAAATGCGTTTCAATTTAATAGTTACGTAGAAATTAAATATGATCAAAGATCTTATGAAAATAGTGCTTTAGTAGCATTAAAAATTGATGCTGAACAGTTCACATCTATTCCTACTAGAAAATATTTAGTAAAGGGTATAAAAGTAAAAATACCTCACAATGCAACAGTAAGAGCAGATGGAAGTTTATCGTATACAGGAGTTTTTAATGGAACGCTTGGGGCTGCACAATATACAAATGATCCAGCTTGGTGCTTATTTGACCTTTTATCTTCCTCTAGGTATGGATTAGGTTCTCATTTATCTGAATCTGATCTTGATAAATTTAGTTTTTATCAGGCATCTCTTTATTCTTCACAGCTTATAGATGATGGAACGGGTACAGGTAATACAGAACCTAGATTTAGTTGTAATGTTTCAATTCAGAATCAACAGGAAGCGTATAACGTAATAAATCAAATGTGTTCTGTTTTTAGGGCTATGCCTTATTACGAAGCTGGTAGTCTAACTATTACGCAAGATTCTCCAAAAGATTCAAGTTATTTGTTTACTCTTGCAAATACTCTATCTCCAGGATTTACTTATTCAAATACAAGTCAAAGAACAAGACCTACAGTAGTAGTCGCAAAATATCTAGATTTAGAATTAAGAGATATAAATTATGAAGAAGTTATAGATACTGCAAACCAAACTCGTTATGGATCAATAGTTAAAAATATTGATGCTTTTGCTTGTACAAGTAGAGGTCAAGCAAATCGTTTGGCAAAGTGGTTGCTTTACATGGAAAACGTAGAGCGTGAAGTTGTAACATTTGCTACTTCAGTTGATGCTGGAGTTATTGTTAGACCTGGGCAGATCATAGAAATAGCTGATCCTGTAAAGTCAGGGGAGCGTAGAGGTGGTCGTATTCAAGCTGCGACAACAACAGCAGTTACTCCTGATAATTCAACAGATATAACTTTTCAAGTAGGATCTACTTTGTCTGTTATTCTTGCCGATGGTACGTTAGAAACAAAAACAGTTAGTGGAATTGATGGCAACGGTGTTATTAATGTTGTTGGTAATGCGTTTAGTTCTGCTCCTAATGTAAATAGTATTTGGATTTATCAGACAACAGATATTTTAACTTCAACTTGGAGAGTATTAGAAGTCAAAGAACAAAATAGATCTGAGTATGTAATAACAGCTAGTCAGTATAACTCAGGTAAATATAATCATATTGAAAGTAATATTGCATTAACTACTAGAGATATTACTAATTTAGATATACCTCCATTATCTCCAACAGGAGTAACAGCAGAAGAAGTTATTTATGAAAATACTGGAATTGCAAGAGTAAAAATTATTGTTAGTTGGACTACATCAACAGATAGTGTTTACGTTAGATGGAGACTTGAAAATGGTAATTATACGTCAATAACTGTAGAAGGTTCTAAAAGTTATGAGATACAAGATACTGTTGCTGGAAATTATACAATTGAAATTTATAGTGTAAGTGCGTCAGGTCTTAGATCAACTTTACCTACAAAACCAGCAGATCCATTTTTTGTAGCTGTTGGTAAGACGGCACTCCCTTCTAATGTTAGCGGTGTAAGTTTATTACCTATAGATCAATCAAGTGCGATTTTAAGTTGGAATCGTGCCACAGAGCTTGATGTGTTATTAGGAGGAAAAACTTTAATAAGACATTCGTCTTTATCTTCTGCTGCACAATGGAAAGATGCACAAGAAATTGTAGTTGCTGCTGCTGGAAACCAAACTCAAAAAATTGTTCCATTATTAGAAGGAACTTATCTAATCAAATTTGAAGATGATGGTGGAAGGCAATCACCTGCACCTGGTTCTAATGACTCGGATTGGAACAATACAAGGGTCACAACTAATTTACCTGCTCCTTCTGAAAGATTAGTAGTATCAACGGTTGATGAACATACAGCAAACTTCACAGGTTCTAAAACTAATACTGCTTATGATGCTGCTTTAGATGCTTTAAAATTAACAGTAACCAATAATGCAACTGCAACAACAGGAGAATATATTTTTGCTAACTCTGTTGATTTAACTCAACCTTACGATGTTAATTTAAGAAAAACTTTAAAAGCAAGTAATTTTATACTAAATAGTTTGTGGGATTCAAGAACTGATCTTATAGATAGTTGGGGATATATTGATGCTGTTGGTGGGTTAACAGAAGCTACTGCTTGTAATGCTGCTGTTTATGTAAGGTCAACAAATGATGACCCCTCTGGTTCTCCAACTTGGAGTGACTATAAAGAATTTAGTAATGTATTAATAACTGGAAGAGCATTTCAATTTAAGGCAATATTAACAAGTAATGACACAAACCAAAACATAGCTGTAACTGAATTAGGAGCTACACTAGAATTACAAGGAAGAACAGAATCTATTTCAACTCCAGTTACTACTGGATCGTCACAATATACTGTTTCTTTCACAAATCCATTTAAACAAACACCAACTGTCGTAGTGACACCAACAACTCAACAAACAGGTGATTTCTTTGAACTTGCTAATATAAGTAGGACAGGATTTCAAGTCACCTTTAAAAATGGAAGTTCAGCAGTTGCACGATCTTTTGTATGGGCAGCATCAGGTTTTGGTAAGGAGGTTACATAAATGAGTAATACACATGATTTTGACATCGGAAATGCTGTAGGAGCTAGTTTTAGATCAGATTTAAATTTATGTTTAGCAGACATACAAACAACTAACAGAGGTTCAAACGAACCAACGACAAAAGTTAATGGAAAACTATGGGTAAACAGTAATAACAATACTTTAAATATTTATGATGGAACTAATTTTATAAATTTAGGAAAAGTAGATACTGCGGAGATGGGTCATGCTACAACGGCATCTCCAAGTTTTACTGGAACAATTACTTCTGCTGGTGACATTGTTTTATCTGGCACAGGAAAAATTAAACTTCCGACAGGAACAACAGCACAAAGACCTTCTGGAGTTACAGGAGATTTCAGATTTAATACTACTCTTACACAATTTGAAGGTTACGATGGATCGTCATGGGCAAAGGTAGGAGGTGTTCCAGCAGGTACAGTAATAACTTATGCTTCTTCTACTGTCCCTACAGGATTTTTAGAATGTAATGGTGCAAATGTATCTCGATCTACCTATGCTCAGTTATATAGTGCGATAGGAAGCACATGGGGTAGTGGAGATGGTTCTTCTACTTTTGGTTTGCCTGATTTACGAGGGGAATTTGTAAGAGGTTGGGATCATAGTAGAAATGTAGACCAGTCAAGAAATTTTGCGACCTCACAAGGTAGTCAGAACGGACAACATAGTCATGGAGTTACTGATCCTAGTCACTCTCATACACAAAGAGGACTTGCTTTAAGTGGTGGTTCTGGTTCTGTTGCAATTACTCTTGGTTCTGGTCAGTCTTATCAATTAGGATATTCGGGAAGTCAATCATCAGTTACAACTGGAAGTGCAAGTACAGGTATTTCTATTAGCAATGCAGGTGGTACAGAATCAAGACCTCGAAACGTAGCTCTTATGTATATTATTAAATTCTAATTATGACAAACCGCAAAATATCAGAATTTACAGAGTTAACTGCACCAGCAAGTACAGATACGCTGCCAATAATTGATCAAAGTGCTTCTGGTACAGAAAAGAATAAAAAGATTAGTTATTCAAACCTGTTAAGTAATGCCCCAGCAGGGTCAACAAGTTTACCTTCTTTTGCATTTACAGGCGATCCAAATACGGGTTTTACAAGTGCTGGAGCAGATGCTCTTCAGTTTGTAACGGCTGGTGCGGCAAGACTTACAATCAATTCTTCTGGAGTTGTAACAATACCTGGTGATTTGACTGTTAGTGGAACGACAACCACTATTGATACCACCAATCTTGATGTCGAAGATAAAAATATTACTCTTGGAAAGGTTAGCTCTCCTTCTGATACAACTGCTGATGGAGGTGGAATAACTCTAAAGGGAGCTACAGATAAAACATTTAATTGGGTAAATTCTACAGATTCTTGGACAAGTAGTGAGCATCTATCTGTTTCGGGACAAAAAGAAATCAGATATTTAGATAGTGACTCTTCTCATTATGTAGGTTTTAAATCTCCAGCTACAGTTTCATCTAATGTTGTCTGGACTTTACCAGCTACAGATACTTCAGTTAGTGGTTATGTTCTTGCAAGTGATGGCTCTGGAAATATGTCATGGGTCGCACCAGGATCTACTGCTAGTCCTGATTTCTCTGGTGATGTAACTCTTACAAATGATGGAAATATAAGAGGCTTTGCTAGTCTTGCTGCTACTTATACTGGATCGGTAAAAACTTTTACAGTTACAGTTGCGAGTAAAACTGCTGCTCACAGATATAACGGAAGTGGATCAAGTAACGGATATAAAATTGACACTAAAGAAGCACCTTTTATAACTCTCACACCAGGTAGGACATATAAGTTTGACCAGTCAGACGGTAGTAATAGTGGTCATCCTCTACGTTTTTATTTAGAAGCTAATAAAACAACAGCATATACAACTGGAGTTACAACATCAGGAACTCCTGGATCTAGTGGAGCTTACACACAGATTGTGGTATCAGACACAACTCCAACTGTTCTTCATTATCAATGTTCTGCTCATGGGTTGATGGGTAATGCAGTTCAGATGAACTCTGCGACAACATTAGCTAGTGGGTTGTTTGGCAATACATTAGCAAGTGGAGTTACTGCTAGTTCCTTAACTTCTGTTGGAACGTTAACCGCTTTAACAACTAGCGGTGATATATCAATGACAGGAACAGGAGCTATAGACGTAGCTTCTGGAACTACAGGCCAAAGACCAGGATCTCCTTCTGCTGGTATGTTC